TCGCCTAAGTCCCCCATGGCAGAATTCCATGATTTGTTTAAACTTCCAGTTGTAGATGAAAAGAACCCCCCGAAAAAATCTGCATTAGATTTTGATTTAGATCCACAGAAGATGATGGAAGCTGCAGGTAAGGTTGATTTTGCCTCGGTACTTCCTGCTGAATTGATGGCTAAGATTAAAGCTGGTGGGGAAGAAGCAGTTGCAGCAAATATTCTGGCCATGAATTTAATTGCACAAAAAACTTATGGACAATCTGCTGTAGCTGCAGCAGCAATTACAAAAGAAGCATTGAAGGCAGCTCGTTCGGAATTTGCAAGTGAGATTCCAGCGATGTTAAAAGCATTAAATCTTGATGCTGGCTTACGTGACAAGAATCCTTTATTTGAGGATCCAGCAGTTGCCCCGATCATTGAGGGTTTGAAAGCCAATATTCTGGAAAAACATCCAGATGCAACACCACAGCAACTTCAACAAATGGCCGAAAAATATGTGGAGAAATTCGCAGAATCTTTCGGTAAAAAACCCCCTGCTTCTAAAACTAAGTCCGGTCCTAAACAAACTGGGGAAGCAGATGATGATTGGGAATCCTTCTTAACTCCTCCTACGCAATAAAGGAATTTACATGTTATCTCAACTTGCTGGGTATCTGGGAGGTTTGCAAAAACCTACAGCATCTGGTGATTGTTTGCTTTTTCCATCTCCTACTGTAATTGCTGTTGATGCTAATGATATCGTCACTGTGGAAAAAATTCACGGTGGTGTTATTCAGTACACTGGCTTTACTGCTGGTAGAACCTTGACAATTGACACTGCCGTAGCTATTATTGCCGCATTTCCAGAAATGGATATTGGTGATAGTATTATGTTCTGTGTATCCATTACTACTGCTTTGGCAGGAACTTGGGTAGCTGCTGCTGGTGTAACTTTGGCAGGTCGTGCAACTGTTTTGGCTAATACTTTCCAGTTAGTTATTCTAACTCGGACTGGGGCTGCCACTATCACGCTGCGTGCGCTGTAAAGGAGAACAATAAATGTCTACTGGCATTTTTACTTCTGCTAATCTTCCTGTTGATTTTGCAAAGAAATCATTTGCAGGAATGATTACTCGGCTTATGCCGATGGGTCAAGCACCGTTGTTTGGTATGACAGCAATGTTGCCTTCTGAAACTGCAGTTCAAACCGAACATGGATTCTTTACGAAAACCATGTTGTTCCCGGAACTCACCTTAGGTGGTGCAGGTATTCCGGGTGCTGCTGATACAGTTTTGATTGTTGTTTCCACAACTAACGTTCTTCCTGGAATGTTAATGCGTGTGGATTCCACTGGCGAACAGATTCTTGTCGATGCAATTCTTTCTGCAACGTCAGTTCGTGTTCAACGTGGAATTGGTACAGTTGCAGCCGCCGCTGCTGGTGCTGGTGTTAAGATTTACCAGACTGGTTCGGCATTTGAAGAAAGTTCGACCCGGCCGAATGCTCTTGTTATTAACCCAGTTCGGATTACCAATCTGACGCAGATTTTGCGTAATACCTGGGCAGTTTCTGATTCGGTAAGAGCTACGCTGGTAATTGCTGGTGAGACGAATGTTGCAGAATCCAAGATGGATGGTGCTGCATTCCACGCAGTTGATATTGAGAAGAATCTGTTTTGGGGCCAAAAGTTCCAAGGCACGAGAAATGGTCAACCGTTCCGTACTATGGATGGTTTGATCAATATCGTTTCAACTCTTTCCAACTATCCTCCGAGCTATGCCGCAGTTAACGTCACAACTGCCGGTGCAACCACCAATTATACGCAACTACAAAATGCGTTGGAACCTTTGTTCAATCAATCAACTGATCCAAAAGTTGGTAATGAACGGGTTCTTTTCGTAGGTGGTGGTGCACGCCGAGTTATCAATGATATTGGACGTCTGAATGGAACGTACCAACTTGTTGATGGAATGACTGGATATGGTTTGCAATTCCAATCGTTCAAAACTGCTCGCGGCACTTTCCGAATGATTGAACATCCGTTGTTCAATTCCAATGCAAGTTGGGCCAAGATGGCTGTTGCAGTTGATCTTTCCACTTTCCGTGTTGCTTATCTTGGCAATCGGAAAACACAACATAAGTATTTCAACAACGATGGGGAGAATGCAACTGACAATGGTATTGACGCACAAGGTGGAACTTACACCTCTGAATTGACTTGTGTTGTTAAGAATCCACCTGCAAATGGTATCATCTTTAATCTAACCGCAGGAACGGCAGGTTAACATGGGAAAAATCGTCTGTCGTTATGAAGGCGATGGTGAAGTCAAACTTCAAGTTGCTTACTTGGGAGAAATTACAAGTGAGCAAACTCTTAAAGAAGGAGATGAACTTGGAGTTGACTTCACTGAAGATGTATTAGTTTCCATCCAGAAACCGGAAGGAGAACCAGAAGATGGCGACTCTACAAGTTAACCCTCCAGGAATGTTAACCACTGATCCAGGTTATATTTCTTCTATTACAATTCGTACTGGTGGATCTCCAACCGTGTTAACACCAAATGGAACTACAGGGCAAGTTGCTGTAGATTCTCCGGCGATTACACATCTTGTGCAAGATGAACGAAAATTTAAATTAATTCAGGGTTAGTACTCCTTCCTGGAGAACCCCGCAGTTTTCTGGTAAGAGTTCTGGGGTAACAAAAAACTCTGACCATTAACCTCTCCAGGAGCTAAAGAATGACTGAAACTACAAATCTTCATCGAGTCTTTAAATCGCGGATCAAGATGAATTCACTCTGCCTACCTAATGGTAGAGTTGTTCGATTCATTGATGGACGAATGCTTACTGATCTTGATGAAGTTATTGCATATTGTGAAGCTGAAATTAAATCTGGGAATCCATTTATTTATATGGATTCTGAAGAAATGGAAGCTGATCCAAAACTAGAAGATCCAAATGAGAAACTTCGTGCACAGATTCGGCGCGAAATTCTTGCTGAGATGGCGGCAACTAATCCGAATAATGATGCAGGAAATACTGAAACACAAAAGTTAACTCCTCAATCTACTAAAGGGATTGCTCCAGTTGCAGCAAGTGGAATGCCTTCTGGATCAGCAATGTTAGCATCAGTTAAAAGTATGCTGACACCAGGTGCATAAATGACTTTATCTGAATTGGTCAGTGGAGTTTATGCGGTCACTAGTCGGCCTGATTTGGTTGCATTAACTGACCAATTTATTAAACAGGCAACACTTAAGTTGCATCAACTAGATTTCTTTTATAAAGATTTATTCGAAACTGGCTTAATTTTCGGTTCACCAGAAACAATTCAACAAGTAGATATTAAATCTTTGATTCCACGATGGAGAGCAAATAAATACCTTAGAAAATCTGATGTTACTGGAGCACTTGGTAATTTTATCGAAGACATTGTAGTTCCTGAAAACTCTCTCGATTCATATAATGTGCTTCGAGAGAATGTTTATTATGTAGCCGGTAATTTGTTAAACATTAGATCTGACTCTGCTTTGCAATATGTCTTATATGGATGTTTTAGGTATCCTGATATTACATCTTTATCTTTTGATTCCTGGATTGCAGTGGATCATCCTTATGCAATTATCAATGATGCTGCATCATCCATTTTCAAACGAACAGGTAAAGATTCTGAAGCTGCAGCGATGAGAACAATTGTTTGGGGCGACGGTAAAAATGATAGAGGACTTGCTGGAGATATAATTATGAGTAACTCTAGGACTACGGGGTATTAAATGAGTGCAACAATTTGGACTCCAGGAGCACTTGGTGACGTTCTTAGTAGTAAATTAGTTAAAGAAATTGCACTGAGTGATATGGTAACACCACTTAGTGCAGCAAATGGACTTGGTTATTTTCGTGTATATGCTCCATTTAGAGTTTTGGCTTTCTATGCTTCATTGTTTGCAGTTTCATCTTCAGGGCTCGTAACAGTAGATATTAATGTTGATACTGTATCAATTTTAACAACAAAGTTATCGATTGATGCTAATGAAAAAGATAATACAAATGCAGCAACTCCGTACGTATTAGTTGGATCACCTACACCTTCTTTCTATGATTTTTCTATAGGTCAGGAAGTTTCTTTTGATTTAGATGCAGGAGGCACCGGCGCCAAAGGTTTGATTCTTTATATGGTTGGTTTTGACTTATGAGTTATCCTAGATTACTTAAAAGTTATAATCTATTAGTAGATCCATTCATTACTGATAATTACTTTCTTGCTCATTACGATTCTAATTTTAATGATTCAGTTTCAGGTCAAGTTGGTACTGTTGCAGGTACACCAACACCAACTTTAGGTGCCCCAGCAATATTTGGAAATGCTGTACAATTCGGCGGTTCTACTGGTAGAGTTTCATATCCAGGAACTGGCTCTAGTGGTCTTTGGTCTGGAGATTTTACTTTTGAATGTCGTCTTAGAGCTGCAGCAATTGGTGGAGGTGTTAATAGATTCCTACTTGGTTCAGATTTAGTAAGTGGCTCATATTTTTGTACTATTAATACAGGTGCTGCTACTGGTGTTTTGTCTGTTTCTTTTAGAGGTAATTCACTTAATACTGGATTTATCCCTGTGGTAGATACTTGGTATGCTTTTGCTGTATGTGTAAATGCTCTTAATGTGGCAAATGGTCTTAAAGTATTTATAGATGGCAATATAGTTGCTCAAGCAGTACCACCAGTTGTTGGTGTAAGTTCTGCAGCATTATTTAGAATTGGTAATGACGCCAATCAAAATCAAGGTTGGAATGGTCAAGTTGATGAAGTAAGAATAACAAGAGCTTTACGTTATTCTGCTAATTATATACCAGCAGTTACACCATTTCCATAATTATGGCACAAGTACCATATCGCGCAAATTTATCTTCTTCGCAGTTTGCACTTACTCAAGCTAAAGCTGGGAGAAGTGTAATTAATCCTGGAGCTGATCAAAATTATGATCGACGTGTAGATCCTCCAGGTGAGGGATTAAAAAACTCTGTAGGTATTCCACAAGCTCTTTACATGGAGAATGTCCTTCCAACTCCAGATGGGTATAGATCTGTTGGAATGCAGGCTATAGTAGATGAAGATATTAATCCAACTCTAGGTTCAATTACTAAAACTATTGTTGTTCCAGTTCCTATTGTAGGAGCATTGGACATTGTAGAACAAATAACAATTCATTTTATTGGTGCAATTGACATTCTTTTTGTTCCAGAATTGTGGTTTCAAAGATTTGTTCCAGACCAAGCCTATAGTAACAATACTACTGGATATGTTAGTAATCCTATTTATCCTGATCATATTTCTTGGGCATTTGTTCAAGGGGTTTTATATATTCACATAATTGGTGACGCCAGTTCTCTTGGTGGAGCCAACCAACTTTTATACAGTGTAGAATATAATCAAGGTACAGATACTTTAGAGTTTACTGATGTAACTGCATCAATAACTGGTGCAGTGTTAAATAACCTTCTTGTTTGTATTCTTGGTTCATACAATTATTTAGTGCTTGTTTATAAACATGAAGTCTTTTGGTCTTCACTTACTAATGCATTAGATTTTACTGCATCTCTTGTATCTGGGGCCGGCCAAGAAGTTCCAACTGCCTTGACTTCACAGATTCGTTGGGCAGTTACGCATCCTGCAGGATTTATTATTTATACTGCCAATAATGCTATTGGTGTTTCTTATACTGGTAATCGTGCCTATCCTTGGAGATTTCGGGAAGTTCCCAATAGTGGTGGTGTATTTGATATAATTTTCCATGCTTCTACTGGAGTTGCTGGAGATGTTAATTCTGTTGCACAGTATGTTTTATCTTCAAATGGACAAATTCAAGCAGTAACTTTAGATAATGCACAAAATATTTTAAGTCAATTATCTGATTATCTTACATATGATGATACATTTGATGCTTGGAATGATTCAATTAATGATGTTGAACTAATTGAATTTCCTTTTGTTAGTGATGTAAGTAATAGAAAAATATTTAAAATCTCTACAATATTAGATAGATATTTATTTATTTCTTATGCAACAGAAACTACATATCCAGCACCTGATACTATTATGTCAGGAAAACCTTTATTCCTTTATTGTTTCGTTTGGGATTCATTATTAGACCGTCTTGGAAAATTAAAAATTGAGCATACTGATGTTTGGTTTGTTGATCAATATATTTATTTTGTTAATGGATCTGATCCAGAACTTAGTCAATTTACATATAAAGTATACACAAGAATGAATCTTCAAGAACCTGGTGGAGAAGTACCAGCAATTGAACATTCTGGTGTTCTCATTCTTGGAAAATTTCAATATGTTCGAGATAGATTGATTACTTTAGAAGAACTTGATATTGAATCTGCTCAAGATACTACATTAGGTTGGACTCTTGCTGGGACTAAAAATTTAACTCTTTTTGTAGATCCTTCATATGATGGAAAGAATTTTGATATCACTCAACGTGTAACTCCATATGTAATATTAGATCAAGGATCATTGATTAAAACTTTGGCTCACGTAACTGGTAAGAGTTTTCGTATTGGTTTTATTGGAGCATTTGATCTTGCATCTATTGAATTAAAATGTCAAATTGAAGGCCATATGTAATCATGGCTAATTCTAATGCAGTTATGCCTTTTGCTGGAAAAGTTAATCCAAAAGATGTACAAGAAACTATTGGGGTTACACAACTTGCTGTAGGTGGAGATATATTTGCTTGGCATCAAACAGTTGGAGGATTAATTTTTCAAGGGGGAAGAGTTCCTGAATTAACTACTGATGGTACTGTAGTTATTCCACTTAATGTACCTTTTCCTCAAAGATGTTTATGGTTGGGTTTAACTGTTACTGGTGGTGGTTCTGGTTTTGCTACAACATTAAATTGGGTTGCTGCATCAAATAATGATGTTACTGTTACTATGCAAACAGAAGGTGCTCTTTCAGAAACTCAACCACTTACTTGGTTTGCTATAGGGATTTAATATGGGAAAGATTAGAGATACTTTTCCTAGATTATCTGAAAACTTTGCTTGGGAAGAGGCTGAGCATACTAATCACAGGAATATTGATAATACTATTCCTGATGAGTTAGAGCAAACAATATTTGAGATTGGGTTAAAAATGGAGAATGTAAGAGCAATATTAAATAAAGAAAAACGTTGCGGTATTCTTGTTTCTTCTTGGTATCGTTGTCCTGAACTTAATATTGCTGTTGGTTCTTCAAATAGATCAGTTCATCCAAAAGGTACGGCAGTTGACTTTATCGCGCCGAAATTTGGAACTCCGAAAGAGATTGTTGCATATCTAATGCTGCAGGATCAAGAACTTCAATACGATCAGTTGATTTATGAAAAAACTTGGGTTCACATTGGTTGGGACCCCGCTGGAAAAAATCGTCTACAAGTCTTAACATTGAATCGTGATAGAACGTATTCTAAAGGACTTGTACCATGAGTGAAGCAGCAACATCGGCAGATATTGATAGACTTATCCAAGAGATTCGTGAACTTCGACACGACATTAAACCTTCTGTGTTATTAGAAGAACGACAAGCAGAACAAGGTAAAAGACTTGGAAGTTTAGAAAATAGAATGGCTGTCGATGAGACTTCAACAATTAAATTAGATAAAAAAGTTGATCAATGGATTAATCGTGGAATTGGTATTTGGTTGGCTGCTCTTGGTATTTTTACCTTAGCCAATGCACCAGCTCTACTCAAATTGGTAGCGAGGTAATTATGGCCTATGAATTAACTGCCGCATCTGCAGCTTCTGGTAATCCATATGTGATCGCAGCCGCGGCAATTATTGATACCGCACGAGCTACAGCAACTCAAACAACTAAGACATCTGGAAGGAAAGTTACTCAGCGAAGTCTTAGCGGCGAGGATTTTGCTGGAATTATTAACCAAATTGTATCTCAAGATAGCGGATTGGCTAAGGGACAATTTGGTGATATCTTTACGAAACAACTTACAAAACGTGCAGTTGGTGCATATGATACTGTAACTGCTCCGACGGTAGAAACAGTCCAACAAAATAGTAAGACTAAACGATCTTATATTTGTACTGAACTTCTCAGACAAGGACAAGTACATCCACTGATTTATGCTGCTGGTGAGGAATCTTTCAATGAGCTTCCACGACATACAAAACTTGGATACTGGGCATTTGCAGAATCCCTCGCCTTACGTATGCAACACTCTAAAGTACTTAGTATTGTTCTTGGCTATATTTTTCGTTCTAGGTATCTTTATATTCTTAGCGGACGATTTAATTTTCCTGGGGCTGTGACTGTTTATGTTGGTCAACCGATTTGTAATCTGATCGGGAGAATTAAATATGGCCGTTAGTATTGATCGTCAACCTGGAATGGATTATTCAGAGCCGTCACCGGCAATTTCTGAATCTTTTAGTGGTGGAATGATTGCTCCAATTGGGAATGCAATCCTTGATATTATTCCATCAAGAACTACTACTACGACAAATAAGTCAGCTCAGACTCAATATTCTGATAATGCTCTAAATGATTTCATTTATCAAATGCTTGCTGGTCAGGGCGGTGTATCTGCAATTGCATCAGAAGAAGCTGCATCTGGTGGATACAAATCTAGTACAAAACAATTAAAGTTTGCTGATCTTTTAGCAACGACCGCCGCAGAGATTGCTAAAGCTAAAGCACCACAAACGAGTTCAGAAACCCAGACAACAAAGAAAAAGAAATCAATTATCTGTACTGTTCTCTATGAGAATGGTTTATTGGATGAAGGATTATATTTTCGCGGGCAAAGACAGTTTTCTGCTCTGCCTGTTGAAACAATTCTTGGCTATCATATTTGGGCAAAATGGGTGGCAAAGAGAATTCCTTCGAATCTAATGATTACAAGGATTGCTCAATTTATTGCCATTCGTAGATATACTTACGTACTATTCGGTCAGTTTTCATTTACTGGCTGGATTTGTGTTAATGTCGGTGAACCAATCTGCAAGGTGATTCATGGACTTACCCGCAATCGTCGCCGCACAGCTTGAAGAAACTCTTCTTTCTGGAAAAAATGTCCAGGAAGCTGTAGCAGGTAATGAGTTTAGAGCTCAAAAACTTCTACAAGGTGTTCAGAGTATTTATGAAACTGTTGCAAAAGATCAAGCAACAGTTAAAGCTGCTGAGATTGCCGCGAAATTAAACACTCAGAGCGCTACTATTCAAGTGGTTCAAGCTATTGGTGCAGATCCTGTAAATCCATCCAATATTCTTGTTGAGTTGGCAGCAAAGAAACAGGCAGCAATTAAGCAAACAAATAAGACTTACGAAGAATTACATCGTCGTGCTGACATTGGCATTACTGATGATTTCATGGGATTCTTATCTGCACAGTTTGGCGGTGTCGCTGAAGCTCGCAGAGATTTTAGAAAGAGTCTTGGAACTTCTCAATTGATTAATTCACAAGTTGCAGAGATCAATAAAATTGTTCTTGAAGCTAGTTCAGTTTATAAAGCTGCAGAAGCTCCAATTACTGCTGCCGCCGCTGAAGCTGCAACAAGATTAGCTGCTTCTGAAGCAAATGCTAACGTCCAAAAAATTGCATTAGAATCTGTAAAGATGAGTACAGAGTCAATGTTACGTGCACAACAGTTAACTAAAGAACAATTATCTTTGCTATTTCAAGCTCAGAATGCTGAAATGGCAGTTGCACAACATAATCTTGCACTTAAGCAATTTAATTTTAGCCGGGAAAAGTTTGAGTGGGATAAAGAAGAACGTAAGATTATTAATGAAGCTCGCCTCGAAGGCAAGCAGATGGAAGAACATGTTCTGGAAAATATTAATGTTGGATATGCTGCATTAGGTTTACCTACAGTTGAGCCGCGCGAAGCTAAATTTATTATTGCCCAATTTAAGGCAGGTAAAGCAGAATTACTTGAAATGTATGATCGTGGGCGTGCAACAAAAGTTACCGGTGTTGCAATGATTGGAACTTCGGCAGCAGACTCAGTTGATGCATTAACTGCTCACCCTGAAGCACAACCTGGTGATTCTAAGATTGCAACTATTAGATTAATCAATGCTGCAAGAAATGCAGTAATGAGTAATCCTAGATACATGAATGAAAAGAATAAGAAAGTTGTTGATAAAGCTATCAATGATATGGCTGATTCATTGATGGAACAACAATATATGAATGTTACAAAGAATCCAGATAATATTTTCTATGTTGGTGATCTGAAACAATATTTAGGTTCTCCTGCTGGTGATCCCCGGCAAATTCCTCCACCTTTTGCAATTGCTATTAGTCCTATTTATACAAAATTTCTTAAACCTTTGACAGACGCAAATGCGGACATGTCTGATCCGAGAATTGTTATGCAAATGGTTATGAAAGGGTTTAAGGACAAGACATTAACTTTTGAAGAAGCTGTTGATATTTCTACTGTTTATCGTCAAGCTGTAATGATTAATCTTCAAGCTAAAGGTCTTACATCACTTGGATTGGTTCCTCCAAAAGCTGGCAGAACTCTTCAAGTTAACATGGGAACTTTTGGTGATAGGATTGATGTTACTGATCCTATTTCTGTATCTAATTGGCTTTCTAAAGAATTGGCTAAATCTGTAAATTATGATGCATTCAATAAGAAAGCTTTAGAATATGGAAGGACGCGCTAAATGGCTGAATTAGCTCGTCACATCCTTGCTGCTGATAATCATAATTATGGCAATATTGGTACGTCCTGGTTAGATCCCGCCAGTTGGGGACAAAAAGTTGGTAATGGTGGTTCACTTATTGCCACATCAATTCTCAGCGGTGCAAACAGTTTTTATAATACTGCAGTTCATGTAGCTAATTGGTTTGGTGCAGATGTCTCCCAAAACAACACTCAAAATTGGATTAGTTCTATTGATTCCGATCTTGGTACATATTATAGACAAAACACTGATGCTGCTGATTTTGGTGGTTTTATTCTGGGGTCGTTAATTCCAGGACTTGGTGGAGTTAAACTTTTTAATGCTGGACAAACTGCATTAAAAGCTGGAACACAATCTGGATTTATTGGTAAAAATCTTTCTTGGGGTACAGGACTTCTGCTTCCCAAAACAGAGCAATATGTTGCTTCTGCTGTAGATGTTATTAATCAATCCCTAAGTGCTCATAAACTTCTCAATGCTCAAACTGCTAAAGCTCTTGGATCTGGACTTTGGCAAAATGTTCTTGAGGCCGCCGCATTTGAAACTGCGGTTCAAGCAACAATGTTTAAATCACCAATCTTGGAGCCACAAGATGGATTTGATATTATTAAGAATATCGCTGTGGGTGGTATTGTCGGTGGTGCTATTGGTGGTGCTTTTAGTGCCGCTAAAACTTTTGGTACATTAAAGCAAGCAATCAAGATTGAAGATGCTGCACGATTGCCTTTTACGTCTCGGCCAAAGTTTGCTGACATTACTGATCCAGTAGAAAGGATTATTATTCTTGCTGAGGATAGTGATCTCACCGCTGTTCCAGTTATGCTTCGTCGTGCAGATGGGACAATTGTTCAGAATAATTATGCAGTAAATAAAACACTTGCTGAACAAAAAATTCAACGAAATAACAATGATATTCGCACTAATATTCATGCAATAACTCCTGAAGATAAAGAACTTGGTAATGTAGTTGCTAATACTTCACAAGGTCTTTCTCATATTCAGATGTTTTCTAATTTTGCTGGTGCTGATGAAATCACCAGAATTAACAAATTATCTCGCGGCGATAAAGCAGTTGCCAAAGCGATTATCAAAGAAGAACCAGATCCTGGATTCTCTAATCGCTACGTAAAGCTCATTGGTGAAGATGCAGGGAATACAATTGCAAATGCACCGACGCTCCGAACACTCGGTGATATCTTTGATTCAAAAGAACAAATTCTTTCTTCAATTCGTAAAGCAGATTTTTCTCTTGAAGAACCTTGGAATCCGTTGCTTAAGATTCCTTCAACAGAACCTCTTTATCTCATTGCTGAGAAAAGACACATTTGGGCACAAGATATTCTGAAGAAAATTAAACCTGGAACTCTTATTGGTGAGTTTGATATTCCAGTTTTGGAACGAGCGCTGAAAGATAACATTTGGGATCAGATTAAAGTTTCTACCACCGCCGGCAATAAAGGATTTAATTCTAAAGCAGAACTTGAACAATATATTCGCGGCACTAAGGAATATGTTGCAGGAAAATTAATGGCCTCAGAGAGTACTGAAGCTATTGGTACGATTACTAATGTTAAACGTTCGTATCTTGAAGGCACAAGAACTAATGATGTTGACGATTTGTTTGCTATGCAATCTACAAATCGTGCGTATCTTAGTACGCTAGAATCAAAAGGTTTATCTAAGAATCTTGATGAAGCAGTTGATCCAAAATATCTTCCCAAGTGGGCTAAAGTAACTTATCGTCTTGATAAACTTCAACCCGATGGCACTATAACCGATGCATTAGTTTTTTATAAACAGAAACAAAAGTTATATGAAGAAGCCGGGAGGAGAATTGGAGCACGTATCTTTGGCAATGATCTTGTTGGTTCTTTGCCTGCCATCTCTGATTCTACCTTGTTTACTGCTTCTCGTACTGGTTCTGGTCCAAGATTAGTTTCTTCAGAGAATGCTAATTATGGTTCTCTTAGTTCTATGATGGCATGGCTTGGTGGGAAGACGAAACAAGGACAAGAATTACTTCGTAAGGATACTCAAGACTTACTTGAAGGTTCATTGATGCGAATGGGTAACAAACCTGAAGCAGCTATTGAATTTGAAGGTGTTAATCAGAAAGTCCTTCGTTCAGGTAAAGATTGGATTTATTATGAAGAAGGTGGACAAGTCGGGTTAATTACAAAAGAGGCACATAAAAAGTTCGGCGGTCCGGATCTTGGTTTAGATGCTGAAGGAAAAGAAATCCTTCTTAGCAAGAAAACGATTGTTGACCTTATCAATGTGCCTGAGAATGAATTAATCTACATTAGAAACATTGAAGCTCGTGATGTGATTAAAGCACACATCTCACGAGAGGGTCAGAGGCGCGGGTATACTTCTGAAATTCGTGCAGCTCAAGGACATACAGATGCAAAAGACACTTCTGTATTTACTCCTATTCGTGCAAACATTTCAGAATATCCTCATTATGCATTTGTAACTGATCCTAAAGTTTCTGGATCTGGTCATGTTTCAATGCTTCATGCGGCTACAGAAAAAGATCTTTCTGCATTGATTGACCGTGTACCTTCAAACTATAAGGTCGTTACTAAAAAGGAATCAGAAGCATTATCTGCTGCTCGTGGGGAACATGAATATTCTCGCGGGTTGCATGAGAATTATATCTCTGCGGATTTGAATAACAAAGGTATTTACTCTAACTTTTTTGCTAAGACCGATCCGCAGAAGATTATTAATGATATTTTGCAACAACATTTAAGTTCAGTTGTTACTTTAGCCCGTGAAACTATGAGGTTAATGTATGAACCACAATTCAATTGGCTTGAAGATCTTGGTACGGCATACTCTCAAGTTGCAACATCGAAATTCGGTTCATTTACAAAGGCTCTTGAGAAAACTCAGGACAATCCATATTTTAACTACATTAAGACTGCATTAGATATTTCTAAGATCAGTGAGTATCCTCTCCTCTATTCTGCAAATAAGTTACTCGATTCTGCTGTTTCTAAAGCAGTCTCTGGAATTAGAAATGTTTGGAACAGTGTTAAGACGCCTGCAGAATTAGATCGTGTCAATGCAGCAATGGATGAGTTTGGAATGAAGCCTGCATTCTTGCCTGCGTATGATGCAGGAATGTATGAGTTATCAAATCATGCTGCACCCCGCGGAGAATTAACAAAATTTGTGCGCGGTGCAAATGCTGTACTTGGTCGCTTTGTTTTAGGTCTTGATCCACTTAATGCACTCAACAATGCTATTGGATCAAACATTCTTAGAGGAACTGAACTCAAACATCTAACAGATGCTATTCGTAAAGGTAACTCAGCAGTCGCTGGAGAGTTAGCAGGTTTAGCAAAAGTTATTGTTCCAGGTACTGTAGATGACATTCTTGCGCCAACTAAACTTGTAAACCAAGCTATTAGAAACTTCTTTAAAGATCAAGATAATGCGCTCATTACTAAGTACAAAAATGCGGGCTATATCAAAGACCGTCTTGAGCAATTCAAACTTATCCTCGACGACTTCACACTCAAAGGAACAGAAACAGTTACAGATCTTAATGGACGAATGTCGAAAGCTTTTGCGAGAGCTAAAAGTCTTGCAGACACGGGCGAGGCATTGACTGGAAATAAATTTGCAGAAGAATTTAACCGCTTCATTTCTGCAAATGTGATGGAACAGATTACTGAACTGGGAATTAAAAATAATTTGCTCTCCAGAGCTGAAGCAGCAACGTATATTAATACATTTGTCAATCGTGTTGAAGGAAACATCATTGCTTCCCAAAGGCCACTTATCTTTCAAGGGCCAATTGGACAGGCCATTGGATTATTCCAATCTTATCAGTTTAATCTCATTCAACAATTATTCCGATACGTCGCGGAAGGAAGTAGGAAAGATTTGGCAATGTTGGTTGGGCTCCAGTCAACATTATATGGTGTCCAAAGTCTCCCTGCATTCCAATACATCAATACGCACGTTGTTGGACAACTTTCAGGAAACAAAGATCATACAGATTTATATGATAAAACTTATGGTGCGTTAGGTCGTGCTGGTGGAGATTTCCTACTCTATGGACTACCTTCTAATATTCTTCAAGCTAATATTTATTCTCGTGGTGATATTAATCCTCGTCAGATTACTATAATTCCTACTAATCTTCAAGAAGTCCCTATTATTGCAGGTTGGGGAAAATTCTTAGGATCAGTTAAAGAGACAGTTTCAAATATTGGAATGGGTGGTTCTGTCTGGGAATCAATGTTACGTGGTCTCGAACATAATGGTGTTTCAAGACCGTTAGCTGGACTTGCACAAGTTCTTCAAACTACTGTATCAGGTCAGGTCGTATCAACTTCTAACAAAGGTTCAATTTTAAGTTCACATGATTTAATGCAATGGGCATCTACAACTAGACTTGCAGGTGGCAGACCACTTGATGAAGCAGTAACGAATGATGCACTTTTCAGAGTTAATTACTATGAAAGTTCAAGACGTAAACAACTTCAAGGATTATCTGAAGCTGTTAAATCTACAATGCTTGCTGGAACTTCACCATCTGATACACAAGTAAATCAATTTGCTGAAAAATATATCTCACTCGGTGGAAAGCAAGCGAACTTTAACAAATGGATGATGGATCTTTATAAAGGAGCTAATGTATCTCAAGCCAAACAATTAGAATCTTCATTGCGTAATCCTTATGCATATAAGATGCAATTGTTAATGGGTGGAGATACAGAATGACTTCTTCAGTCACGCAAACACCTGGATTAAGATTTATTAATGCATCGGATGCGCGAGCTGAAATTCCTTTAATTTACAATCCCACTACTGGTGATTATGATCTTGCTACATCGTCCGATGGATTATTGAATGTAGCAACTTTTGTTTGGAATACAGGAACTTTAAGCTGGGATAAAGCAACTCAAGCTGGTGGCGGCGGTGGCGGCGGTGCTGCAGTAACTATTGCAGATGGTGCAGATATTGCAGAAGGTGCAACTACAGATGCTGCAGTAATTACAGATGTTGCTGGAACTATTTCTGGTAAACTTAGAGGATTGGTAAAATGGGCATTTGAGAGGATGCCTGTATCTTTAGGTCAGAAAGTAATGGCGGAATCTTTTCCAGTTACCATTGCCTCAAATCAATCTCAAATAGAGGTTTCTATTGTTGCACAAACTATTCCAGTAACAGTTGCACTTGGTGGACTGGTTACTGTATATAAACCAGTCACAGATTTAATTGGAAATTCTCCTGCAACTGCTTCTGTAGGTGTAGCTTCAGCAACAGCACTTGCTGCAAATGTGGATAGAAAAGGTGCAGTATTTGTTAATCTTTCAGTTAATACTATTTCATTTGGTCTTGATGGTTCTGCTGCAGTATTGAATAGTGGAATTACATTGACACCCTTCGGTACTTGGGTAATGGACGATTACACATTTACTATTGGTGAAATTACAGCAATTGCCTCTGCTGCTGCCTCTACTTTATCTATTCAAGAATTCCAATGACAGTTCTTAACCCTCGACCACCAGCAATTCAAGATGAAGGTTTAGCACAAGGATTTGCATACACTTTAAATTTTGTGGGTGCTGGCGTTGTTGCTACAGTAGTTGCAGGTGTTGCAACAATAACAATTGCTGGTGGTGGCGGCGGTGCTGCTACAATTGCAGCTTTTACAGCAGATTGTCCTTATCCTACGGTAGATCAAGTATTCAATGTTATTGATGCTTCAGTTACTGGAGCTTCTAAAGTATTAGTATCTACTGGTCATTATACTGATCTAGATACTAATTCTCCAGAAGACATTGACTGGAATGTTGAAAGTGTAGCAGCAGGTTCTTTTAACTTCCGTATTAGATCAAAGAACAATGAAGTAGTTGGTGGTCCATACAAATTCTTCTACATGTTAGGATAAAAAATGCCTGTATTATTTGATGCAAGAGGTAATGAGTTTCAAGGGGAATTGGACCAAATTAATGGGCAAGTAAATGTTGATGCTAGAACTGCAGTTAATACTCTTAACGCACTCAATGCGGAAGTATTACTTGACCTAAATGGTAAAGCTACATGTCTTGTAGATTTACGAACTGCTGCGGCCGTTTTAACTGTTGTTGCAGAAGTTTCAATTGATGGAGTAAATTATTTCTCCATTCCAATGTTTGCAAATCAGCAACTACTTGCTGCAGTAATCACACAAGAACAATATGTTCCTTCAGTAACTTACGCAACTACTGGTTCCGGTTCCTACACAATTGGTGTATCAGGATATCGTAGAGTTCGCATTCGCGTATCTGCATTCACATCTGGATCTGTTGCAGTTGCAATGCGGACATCTATTGCAGATCAAATCATTTTTGGCAGACCGATTCCAGCCACTTTGCATGTTACGGTAACTGCTGCTGCAAATACTGCTGCAACAATTACACTTCCAGCGGCCGGTGTTGGAATGTTCCATTATATCACATATCTCAATTGCCGTAGAAATGCAACTGCTGCACTTGCAGGTAGTGCTACATTAATTATCACATCTACTAATCTTCCAGGTACTCCTGCATGGAGTAATGGTAATGCAATGATCGCTGGAGGAACAGTTGAAGATATTGATATGCAACCAACTGTACCATTAAAATCATTAGTACCAAACACTGCAACAACTATTGTAATGCCTGCGGCCGGTGCAGCAGTTCTTAATCGTGGAAATTGTTCTTACTACGTAGGATTCTAATATGGTTGATAAAGTTGTTATCTCTCGTCACTGGAATAATCCTCAAATTTCTTACTCTATTGCTCCAGAAGGTATTAACGTTCAAACAAAGCTAGATGATTATCTTGTAGCAATGGTTGAGGAAATTGGGAATCCAGCAATTCTACTTGTAATGACAAAGAATCGATTACTCCAATTGTTAAGAGATAAGTCAACAGTTGTTTGTGAGAAGATTAAACAAGCCACTGCACAAGGAAACTAACATGAGCTTCTTTGCTGGTCTAGCTGAAATTGCAACTGGTGGATTAGGTAAAGTAATCGTTGATACAATTAAAGATTACTTTCCTCCGGACATGAGTCCAGAACAAAAAGCAAACATTCAACTCGCCGCCCAACAAATTGAATTACAACGTGCTATTGAATTCAATAAAGCTCAAAATGAAGCAGAGAAAACGTTGAATGAACGAATTGCAATGTATGAGGGTACTGCCTCAGATTTGAAATCAATTCCAGTTCTTGGCGCAGTAATGTTATTTTTGCGCGGCTCTCAGCGACCAGTTTGGGGATTTGCTACAATTCTTCTAGATTATCAAGTATTCTCTGCAAGTTGGAAACTAGACGATCCAATTATCTCAAATGCATTTTGGGTTG